TTAGTCGGCATCCATCTCCACCTCCTGTTCTTCCGGAGCCTCCTCTGCAATATCTTCTTCCGGCGTATACTCCGGCACCTCAACATTGCGCACGTCCATCTGCCCGGTGACCACATCGGAAATCAAACGAGTGCAGTATTCTTTGAGGAGTTCAATCTCTTTTTCCAGAACAGGAACCGCGCGGTCGATTTTAGCGGTTTCCTGTTCAATATAATCTGCAATCTCTTCCTGTTCACTGGTGGGAATCAACGGCAAATCAACTTTTACAAAATTTGAATAGCGCAAATCCTGTCCATCGCGAATAAATTCAGAAGTGCCTTGAAGAGCTTTGATATAACTCTTGGATTTCAGTAACCACTTGAAGTATCTTGGCACCACATATTTCTGCGGCAATAGGACGATATAGTGCCATGTCACACATCCAAAAATTTCACTTCGCTCGATGCCACCTTGAAAGCTACGCAAGCTAATCACAAAATTGTCTGGTTCTACATGCTTCCAGTCATCAAGCCCTTGCGTCGCAATCACAATGCGCTTGTTTTCGCTCTTCATGTAGTCTTCCTGCAAAATAATTCCGTATTTTTGACTTGCAGTTGCGGGTTTATCATCCGGATGCTTGCGCTCCTTACTTTCAAGGAACAGCCGTTTTGACGGAATCATTTTCCAATCGGCAGGAATATCTCCCATCCAGTTTGCCTGCATGCTCTGCATTTGACGACCATGCCGAACGCCCTTTGTTACCGCTCGGTCAATGACAGTCTGCCGCCGCTCTTCCAGCAATTTGATCTGCCGTTGGTAGCCGTGAATCAGCTTGTTGATTTTGGACACCTGCCAGTCTAGATACCGCACAATCTGGTTCTGCTCCTCGCGAGGAGGGATGGAGAGAATTATACGTTTCATGTACGGAACATAGACCTGACGCTGAATCGAGCCAACGCCCTTCGAGGCCAAAACGAATTGATCTATAATGTAGTGGTCACGAAATAGATAATTCATATAATACGGATTGTTATCTTTCCTCGGTCTCCAAATATAATATGCTGGACTGACAATACCTTTGTAACGTGAAATCCCAACAGAACCGCGCCACGCCTGCTGATTGTTAATAACAAAGTCTCCTGGATTTACTAGCTGGTATTTAGACATATCTTCGCTTGGCTTATGAACCTGCTTTTGATCTGTACTCGAATAACTTACAACGCCCTTATCCAAAAAAACAGATAAAAGTTGCTCTTCAGTATGTCCTGTATCGCTAGACAAACTATATGCATGCGATAGATAAGTTTCTTTCCAGTGAAATGGAATTTCTTCCAAAAAGGGAGAGATTGATTTTTTATATTTTTCGTATCTCATCTCAGCCTCCAATGATCTCGTCCAGAAGGCCGTCGGTTTCCTTCTCAATCGCGCGAATATCCGCTGCGATTTCGTCCAGCGTCCGCAGCTGCACCGGCTTATAGAAATATTTGGTAAAGCTCAGCTCGTAGCCCACTTTTTCACTGCCCGGTTTCACAAACGCATCCGGCGCATAGGGGTGTACTTCGTTCTGAATAAAGGCATCGATCCCGCCCTCGTAGGTAAAAGGAATGATCTCGGTGTCACCGCTGCGCTCCTTGTCAATGACAGGATTGCCCTTTTTGTCCAGCAGGATCTTGCCGTTTTCATCGCGCTTTGGCTGCTGCATTGTCACCTGCCAATAACCGAATTCGTGATTTTCAAAAACCTTACTGTATTCCGGGTCTGCCTTGTCAAATGCAAGATACAGGTCCAGAATCTTTTTGCGCAGTGCAGCATTGACTTCGCCGTTTTTCTCACCAAGGTTCTTGCGCAGAGGAGCTTTCATGGTGGTTGCATCGATCAGTTGCACCTTACCTTTACGCTGAGCACTCTTTTTGTTGGAAAGCACCCAGAGATAGGTGCCAATGCCGGTATTGTAGAACATCTTCTCCGGCAGCGCCACGATAGCTTCCAACAGATCCTGCTCGATGATATATTGACGCAGATTGGAAGGCCCCTGCCCTGCCTTGCCGGTAAACAGTGAAGAGCCGTTGTGCACCTCTACAATACGGCTGCCCAAAGGGGTATCCTGCTTCATTTTGCTGATATTGTTTGCAAGAAACAGCATCTGCGGGTCGCCGATGTCCGGCAGGAGTGAAAAATCCTCCCCACGATAGGTGACCTGAAAACGTGGGTCCGTGATATCATCTTTCTTGGTAAAACCCCATGCGGCCAGATCCTTTTTCCATGACGTACCAAACGGCGGGTTTGACAGGCAGAAATCGAAAGTTTCTCCGGGAAAGCCATCATTAGAAATGGTCGAGCCAAAGAAAATATTATTCGCCTGGGAGCCTTCACCCTTAACAAGCATATCGGCGCGCGCAATCGCGTAGGTTTCGTCTGCATTCTCCTGACCATACAGATGGATGGAAACTTTTTTACCGGCCTTTTGGGAAAGCCTCTGAATGCGCTCTTCCGCAACCGTCAGCATACCGCCGGTGCCGCAAGCGCCATCGTAAATGCGGTAAGTCGTGCTCTTGATCTGATCTTCAATCGGCACAAAGGCAAGATCAGCAATCAGTTCCACAATATCACGGGGCGTAAAATGACGTCCGGCATCGGTGATATTCGTTTCCTCATTGAATTTTCGGATAACTTCTTCAAACACGGTCCCCATCGTGTGGTTATCCAATCCCGGCAGTTTTACACTGCCATCCGGGTTGAGCACAGGACGGCTGCTGAGGTTAATGGACGGGTCAACAAACTTGGAAATCAAAAGCCCCAGAATGTCATGCTCGGAAAGCTTATCAATCTGGTTCCGAAACTCAAATTTTGTGATGATATCCTGTACATTTTTGCTGAATCCATCCAGATATAGAATGAAGTCCTGCTTCAACTGCTGCTGATTTGTACGGGATTTCAAATCGGACAGTGTAAAAGGCGAACTATTGCAGAACGCCTCGTGTGCAACGGAACACAATGCAACATCCTGCTCCATAATGCCTGCGGCATCCAGTTTTTGTTTCATGGCAAGAACGGCCTGTTTTGTCGGTTCCAGAACTGCGTCAAAGCGGCGTAACACGATCATCGGCAGAATAATTTTTCGGTAGTCGCCTACATCGTAAACATCAACCAGACAGTCATTGGCAATGCCGAATACAAACGACACCAGCTGATTGAAATTTGCGTTTTCCATTGGTATAATCTCCTTCTTATGCTGTCACGGATAGAACAGTAACTCTCATTTTACATAACGATTATACATTATTTTCGTCCAGATAGGAATACATTCCAGATAGAGAACTTTCCAAAATTTTTGTGCGATGCTCTTGACAATGCGCAGAAATGGGGTATAATGGTGTTAGAAATTAGCGAACACGCTGATTTTGAACAAAAGGAGGAAGCCCTATGCCTACGGAGGAAAAATTCGGGACATTTATCAAGGAGAAACGAATAGCCTGTGGCATTACGCTGCGGGGACTCGCATCTGAAATCGGCATTGCGCCTGCCTATATGAGCGACATTGAGAAGGGACACCGTTACCCACCGGATAAGGACAAACTTTATGCAATTGCTACAACGCTACATTTGTCCGAAGACGATCGGGATAAAATGTTCGATCTTGCTGCGAATGCAAAGGAGAACACGGTTTCTCCGGATCTCCCGGAGTACATCATGGGCAACGAACAGGTCCGTGTTGCACTCAGGATGGCGCGCGATACGGATGCCGGGGATGATCTCTGGCAGAAGATGATCGAGATGATGGAAAAGAAGGAGCGTGGCGAAAGTACCTGATGTTTTACTATCGTTATTCACCGGAACAACTGGAACGCGCAGCAGAACAGCTGCTTCAGAAGTTTGACCCGGAGTTGCTGAAAAAGCCGAAAGAATATGATGTGTACCGTGTGATCGAGGAATGCCTCGGTGTTGATTACGATTGGAAGTACATCCGCCCGGATCAAGCGATCCTTGGATTGACTGCTTTCAACCCTGGCTATATCTGGGTTTCTCCGGCACCGCATCTTTATGAAGGGATTCAGCCCGAAAGGATCTACCTTGAAAAGGGCACGATTTTAATTGATGCCACTTTGACCGAGGGAAACAATATTGGGCGTGAACGTTTTACGGTGATGCACGAAGTTTTTCATCAGGTTTTGCACAAAGACTGTTTCCGGCGGGAACCACCTGACTATGTACACCAGACGACCAAGTGCACATTATTCGGGCAGAAGAAAAAACTAGTCACCGCACTGGATCACATCGAGTATCAAGCAAATACCTGTGCAGCAGATTTTCTTATGCCAAGGAAAACGGTTCCAACCGTGTGGCGCTCGATTTCTGGATTTGATCGGCCAGCACATGAAGATTATCGGACGGAAGATTATATTCGGAAAATCGCCCAGGTCTATCAGGTATCCAGACAGGCAATGAGGTATCGGCTGAGGAATCTTCAGCTCATTGTCCCGCCTACAACAGCTTACTTAACCTAATCAAAACTCAGGGAGTTTCGACTCCCTTCATTTTAGAGCAAGGTGTTATGTTTAAGCGAACACGCTTATATAGAAAATCGAGGAGAACATTATGAATTCAAATGGAGTTGTCTACCGTTGTAATAAAAGTTGTCCGATTGGAAAACGCTGTTTTATCCTTAAAACAGCTGCGATGCTAGAGGAACCAATTACTGTTTGGCATAAGTGTGTTGCCAAAAAGGAAGATATTCCGGTCACAATCGGTGGAAAGCCACCACCTTAATGCTTTGAGAAAATGATATTGCTTGCAAATAAGCCGCAGTGACGTGCTATATTGCAGAACTTCTAGACATTTTCAGTGTCTGATTCTGCGTACATGTTGCTGCGGCTCTTTCTTTTTTGGAGTGAAAGCGAAATGTATTTTTATCTTAAATCAAGACATTATAGGAGGTATCTGTTATAATGATGGTAAAGCGTAAAGCAAACCTTGATGATGGTTGCAGCCCGGAGTTGGTTGCAGGTGCGGTGTTTGACGGAGAACTCGAAATTCCTGTTATTCATGCTCCGGCAGAAATCGTAATTCCATCCGGCATCACGCCATTTTCCAAGCGGGAGAAAGCGATTGGAACCGATGAGGCCGTTGGATTTTTTGAAAAAGACCCTGTATTTTCCAAGGTTCTTATTAATCCCTCGTCTTATGTTGAAGATTTCAGAAGGTTCCGCTTTCTGCTGCCGGTTGATTGTTCTCTCTATCGGGACGCACCACTGGCTGTTCAGGTAGCGAATCTCTACCGTAGCAGAGCACTTGGCAGCTATTACCAGCGCAATGGCTGCAATGTTTATCCGCTGGTTCGCTGGGGCAACGAACTGACCTATACGACCCGGTACTTTCCAGAACGCATTGCTTTTCTTGGTATTCCGAAGCACAGCATTGTGTGCCTTGGAACATATGGCTGTATTAGCAGCCGTGAAGACAAGCACGAATACAAAGCTGGACTCGACGCGATGATGGATGCTTTGAACCCGAAGGTCGTACTTGTGTACGGTGCTATGCCTGATTCTGTATTTGGCGACTACCTTCGCTATGCAAAGTTTGTTTCGTTCCCAGATTGGACGAGCCGTATGCATGGAGGTGATTGCTAATGGGTGGTGGAAAGGGCGGACTGTACATAGGAACATATAATCCCAGTGATACAAAAACGGATTTCTGTACCTTTTCTAAAAATGTAGAGAAAGTTTCCAAAAAATATCCGCTGAATCCAAGTGGATATTTTGGAGAAAAGGGAAAGAACCATCGTGTGATTGTAAGTGACAATCCCATTGAAACCTCCGTGGACTTTTACAAAACTATTAGCTGTGGCGGAAAAGAGTCTCAGCTGTCTAACGGAAAGGGGGTCCAAACTGTTTTTGAAGATGGCACTCGGATTGTCTACCGGGTCATAACTTCTACGCCTGATAGTCCGGCTGTAGATATAACGGTTAACATTGAATCCCCAGTCAAAAAGCAAAAAATCCATTTCATCAGAAAGGACTAACACAATGGTACAGGCCAAATTCACATCTGAAATGATTGACTGCTTGAGGAAACTCATTGGTGAATCCTTCGTCAGTTATGACGGAGCTATTATGAATCAAACGGCTTATGGAAATCTACAGCTTAATACAGAGCATTTTTCTGTAGAACTTCGAAACGAGGTTCATCCCTTTTCTCTTTTTTCAGAAGTTGAAGATGTCTCTTGCTTTTCTTGTATCTTCAAAAGAGCGGGTACTATATTCGAACCGTTTTGTGAGGAACCGTGGAAAACAGTACCAATTAATGAAAAAATAACAGGAGTCTCCATTGTCAGCGATACTGTCATTGTAAACGATGATGAATACGCTATCACTTTTGATATGGCAGTTATCATTAAAACAGAAAAGCATCAATACTCCTTTTCCAGAAACTGGTTTTTCTCGGAAACAATAAACCTTTCTGTCGATAAAGGACTTGATGATGTTTATCCAATCAGTCGCGTTATTGCCGACTGGAACGACGATGGCAATCGACGAGTCTCTGTCCAACGCAGTATTGTTTCTCTGTAATGGTCCGTTGGCTAGATACCTTCAGCTTTCTGTTTTTAATCGAACAGACACTTCACATTGCGACGTAATCGAAATCAGGCATGTTGACAGGAGCCTCCTTCTGAGTCTACTGAATAGCAACGAAATTCCTGCTTTCAAGATGGGAAAAATCCGAAAGATTTACAAGCAGAATCTAATTCACTACATGAGCCAATACCAGTAAATTCATCAAAAAAGAACATGACGGTTCCTTTTCAGGATCCGTCATGTTCTTTCCTTGGCAGGCATTACTCCATCGGCCGCATACTTTTTGCCGCTTCCTGTTCCTCCCGAATCTGCCGCTTATACTTATAATAGGTATTGCGAGCCAGCCCTGTAAGCTTCATGCACTCGGCATCGTCCAATGTTCCGCCAAATGCTTTGCAGTGCGTGCTTATCACCCGCTTGGCTTCTCTGGCTTTCTTGGTTTCAAACCCATCACCTTTTCTGTGGCCAACCTGTTTTCCGTTTAGCTTGGCAGTCAACAGTCCTTCACGGGTACGCTGGTGCAGGTCGGCCACCTCCTTTTCGGACTGCTCAAATGCCAGCTTGATCTGCTCCTTTGCCAAAACCATCAAATATTCATTGATGCCCTTTAAGATGAAGTCCACGTTTGTCCCTGTCATGGCAATGCTGCCGGACAGGGCCTTTTTGTAGGTTTCTGTGTCGATGTGATGCTCTTTCAGAAATACAAGACAGATACCCTTATGGTAGAGGTCTTCGTATAGGGCAAATCCTTCCTCTGCATTTCTGGACATTCGGGACACGGAATCAAAAACTACCATATCCCCCGCCTGCAAAATCCGATACAGCTTGTTCCACTCCGGGCGCATTATCGAAGTCCCGGTATAGGCTTCCTGCACGATATGGGCAGTCGGATATTCCGCTTGGATGTTTCGTATCTGGCGGTCGATGCTTTGTTTTGCAGTCGAAATTCTGCAATAGCCATAAATGCTCATAAAATTCCTCGTCGTCTCAAAGATGACGAACGTCATCTTTAATCGGGCGATTTGACCGTGCAAATCGCCCATGTTGGCCTAAAATTGATACGCAATTATCGCACGGCATTTTTAATACACTCCAAGCAAGCTAAGTGTCGCTCCTCGCCCACCTTTGAATTTGACTTTTCGCGGGACGGTATATGCCGTCCCCCTTTCAGCCAAATTCAAAAGCGTGCTGCGTCGTGACACCGCTTGCTCTTATCTGCGAGTCATGTATGTATTCATAAATTCTGCCACGGTCGTGCAGGGCTTCTGTTTTTTCTCTGCTCCGCCGAATGGATCATAGTTCCAGTCAGTTTCTTCGTCAATATATCGCCGCCCATCGTCCGGCAGTTCCAGCGGTTCAGTCAAGATGATGGTTCCCCACTGGTTGACCATGATAAAAGGTGCGATTTCGCAGGGGATACCACGGCATTCATCATCGTGCCGGACATCATAGGCATACAGCCCTTCGGGTACGGTATCCCTCTTGATGCGGATGCTGGTGAACAGTGCGGGCTTGCCGCAGACAGTGATTTCTTCGTAGTGCTCGGTCATAGCATCGTGGGTCATAGTGTGCGCCCTCCTTAAAGCGCAATTAAAAATGCCCGGTATTTTTCGGTATAGTAAGCAATCTCTTCTGCTGTCAGTGAGGTCATGTTGCCCTCACTGTCTGTTCCGGCGATGAAACCAGAACCAGCCAGATAATCTGCGCCGCCCCAGAGCATCCGGTTCGGCGGCAATTCCAATAGTTTGCCTTCATCATTGCAGACCAACGTGAATTCTGCGCCGAGGTCACACAGAGGCAGGCATTCGATGTTACCGCCCACAAATTTCTGCATAGCTTCAAGGGTATAATCCAATTCAACCACTTTGGGCGGCTCCATTGGCAGGAGCGCAAGGACTTTGATTTTTGCTTCTTTCATCCTGAAATCTCCTTATGCTACGTTAAACCTTGTGGCCTTATAGCAGTCTGCGCACATTCCCTCATGGGTGGCTGCAAACTCTGCGGCCTGCATGATGGTTCCATCTTTCAACTTGACCCGTTTAATAGGCTGATTGCAGCGGGCGCAGATGCAAGGGACTGGCGGCTGTTCCGGTTTGGGAGTAGTTGCAGCTTTCTGTTTGGTTGGCTTCTGGGAATCATCCACAGGCTGCACAACATCATCCGGCAAATCCTCTCCGGCATAGACATACAAACCCAGACCAAACATAGCAAGATTCTTGACCAAGCAACGTATAATGGCCTTGTTTACATCAAACATGGATGCAGCATCTACTGTACGTTCCTCCATGCCGATTTTCTCTCTGCGGCGGGTCTGCGGGTTGTAATCCCACTTTAGGTCAGTTTACAAGGAACTACACGCAGACCACGAAACGAGGGCTGCTGACAACAAATAAAGGCTGAGTATCAAGCACCGGGAAAGTGCGGTATATTCAGCCTGTTTTGTTGTCTGGGGTTTCCAAAGGGGCTTGCCCCTTGGCACACGACTTTGCTTGCAAAGTGTAGTGTGTTATACGCTCTGTCGGCGTTGCCGTGAAAATACCGTTGCCGCCGGGGAGGGCAAGGGCGTTTGAAGCGGCAGGAAAACAGGGCTGTGATTGCGTGGCGTGGAGCCGCAAGCGCAGGACTGGTTTCGCCAGCAGACAGGGCGTATATGAAAGCCCCCGTCCCTCGTCCCACGCCGGACTTCGGAACAAAATGTCCCGAACCTGTGGACACACTAACTAAAAAGCAGACGGATTTTCTTTTCAAAATTGAAATGGGCGGGAAGCCGTTTTAGGGCTTTCCCGCCTTGATTGCCCATTAGCAAAGACGGGCGGGACTGTCAACGGCGGCACATTTATGCGCCGTTCATCTTGACCGTTGACTGGCTCGACTGGCTTTGCTATCTCCCAAACAAGTTATTGTTTGTTGTTTTCCCAATTATCTAAACGGGCTTGCATAGTTTCTCGCCATTCTTCACTTGGACAAGCAGTAATCAATTTTCGATACTCTTCACTTGATGGTGCTTCTATCAGATAAGACTCTACCAATTTTAGCAAATCCCACTCTACTCCATACATTCCACCTTCGGGGAAAATGTCAATCAATACGCCTACTTCTTCTCTTGTCAATGGCGTTTTTACATTGGAGAGCAATTCGTCATACATGTTGATGGTTTCTTCTGTAGGGTCATCTTTCACTGCGTCTGGCATTTGACCGAGAAGTTTCAATTTTATAATTGCCTCCTGCACCTTTACTCCCTCCAATTTCTCGTTCTCTATTTTCTCCCCCGCTGGGGATTTGGATTTTTCAGCAAGTCCGATTTCTGTGCAATCTTTTTCAGCCACTTCTTTTCTTCCTCGGACAGCTTCTTCAAATTCAATTTAAGCCGCTTACAGATAAACGCCAAAGCCGCTTGCTCCGGGTCGCTGTCTGGACTGGCAGTTTCCTCGGCGGTCTGCAAGAAATCTTCCAGCGGATTGTCCTCCGGGACGCTGAAAAAATCGTCCTTATGTGCTTCCCGCAGGTCAAGAGCTATCTTGTTTATGTCCTGCTGTATCACATAGCGGCAAAAGCTGTCATCGTCAATATGGGCGGTGACAAGCTGCCGTAGCTGCGGGTCGGTCAGGCCGGGATTATACTGTTTCATAATGGTTGCGCTCATGGCGTCCACAATGGCATTTGCGCTCTGTACCTGCTTGACTGCCGTTCCGTTCACATAGATTTCAAGGTCAGCCATCAGCCGGGGGAAATCCGGGTGTACCGCCAGCTTACACAAGAGGGAATTATCCACCCGCCCACTTTTCAATAGTTCAATCATATCATCACTCAAGCGCAGGTCTGCAAGATCGGCGTTTGGGTGATTTTTTGTTTTAGAGCGTCCCAGCAGGTAATCAACGGTCACTTCATAAACCTTTGCCAGCTGGATAAGGGCATGGTGGCTGATGTCTTTGAGATTGTCTCCCTCATAACTGCCTAAAGCAGATTTGGAAAGATGAGTTTCCTCCGCAAGCTGTTCCAGCGTCAGCCCTCGTTCCACACGCAGGTCTTTCAATCGTTCCTGTATGGATAGTTCCATGCTCTCCCTCCTTGTCTGCCCGATAAATGGGAATTTATATTTTTTTCTGTAAATAAATCATATCTGTTAGTTGAACCCCACCTTCAAAAATAGGGTGGTCATAGTTATCAATAAAAAAATTTTCAATGCTGTGTGAGCGGGCAAAACCAGTTTTTTCATAAAAAGGAACGGTCAACGGGCTATCCCCTGTACCAACTTGTAGTATCGAATACTTCCCTTTATATTTCGCAGCAACAAAGTCAATTAGTGCCTTGCCGTAACCTTTGCCCTGATATTCTGGCGCAGTTGCAATATTTTTAATTTCAAGAATGCCTTTGCCCTCGTCGGTTACTACACACTCGCATTTAACCCCATTATCGACTAATACATACATCGTTCCTCTATCAATATATCGGTCTATCATGCTCTCTTGTTCATCGGCTAACAGTAATAAGGGGAGAAATTGTTTTTTATTCTCTTTGATTTCTATAATTTCCATATCGGTATGTACCCCAAAATTATCGTTTATTGTTCTGCTTTTTCATTCTACCACAATTCCGAGAGCTTGGAAATAGGCAGTTTTTTGGGCGGATTTCCTACCTTTCGGATATACGGGATGGGCGGTCATTTAGGTGTAGACTTAGGGTAGTTCATCGATGAGCTGCACCTTGAAAACCAAATGACCGTCCGAAAAGGAATACCCCGGCAGGGGAAGCACCGCAAGGAGCCAACTTCTGGACACTTTGTCCAGAGGTCACTTCGGGACAACTTGTCCCGAAGCTGTGGGGAGCGTGCCAACGCCGGAACACGCCGCAGGAATGGGGCAGGAAGCCTTTTCGGAGAGAGCGGCAACGGAAAGCAAAATGGAGGAAACACATGAGAGAGAATCCATATAAACGACTGCCGCCCATAGAGCGCAAGCAAGACGGTTCCCTTTACCGCATGACCCCAGCGCATCGGAAACAGGCAAACGCCCTGATCCGCCGGGAGTGCTGCTGTTATGAGGACGGGAACTGTATGTTCCTTGACGATGGGGACACCCACACCTGCCCCCAGACCATTTCTTTCTCGGTCTGCTGTAAGTGGTTCCGCTGGTCGGTCTTGCCGCAAATCGGAACGCTGGAAGCGGAGATTTTCCGGGATAAGGATTTGAAACGCTGCTCGGTCTGCGGAAAGCCCTATGTGCCAAAATCCAACCGGGGTAAATACTGCCCCGACTGCGCCGCCAGAGTTCACAGGCGGCAGAAAACAGAAAGTGAACGGAAAAGGAGGTCTGCTGTGGACAGTTAAGGCGGGAAAAAGCCTTGATTTGCAAGGCTCCGCAAGCCCAAAACCGGGGCGGGCGGTATTCTTTATCGCCCACCCCGGAAAACGGGCTTCTAACTGTCCACAAAACACGATATGACAAACACCATTTATATTCATCAGCCGGAGAAATCGGTCAGCTTTACCCGGCTCCCGAATTTTCTCTTTGAAGTCCCCACATTCACACCCCTGTCCAACGAAGCAAAGATACTGTACGCCTTTATCCTGCGCCGGACAGAGCTATCCCGCAAGAACGGCTGGGCGGACGAATACGGGCACATTTTCCTGTATTATCCAATCTGCGAGGTGGTCGCCCTGCTCCACTGTGGGCGGCAGAAAGCCGTCAACACCCTGCGGGAGCTGCAATACGCCGGACTGGTGGAAATCCAGAAGCAAGGCTGTGGAAAACCCAACCGAATTTACCCAAAATCCTATGAAGCGGTTCCAAACACCGACTTCAAGAAATCCGGTTATGGAACGCCTGAGGACTGAAAAGCGTACCTGACAAGTACGAAAATCAATCCTCTTGAAGTACGAAAACCGGATGGAAGATAGAAATACAGAGATTAACAGATTTATTTATATCAATTCCATTCCAATCCTATCAGAGATAGTTTCAGCGGGATTTTCCCTGTGGAAAACCCGCTGGAAAAGAATGGAACGGGGAAAGGAGCAGAATGGCGCAACACGCAATTTTGCGGTTTGAGAAACACAAGGGCAACCCGGCAAGGCCGCTGGAAGCCCATCACGAAAGACAAAAGGAACAGTACGCCAGCAACCCAGATATTGACACCAGCCGGAGCAAATACAACTTCCATATCGTCAAGCCGGAGGGACGCTACTACCACTTCATTCAGAGCCGGATTGAACAGGCGGGGTGCCGAACCCGCAAGGACAGTACCCGGTTTGTGGATACGCTGATTACCGCCAGCCCGGAGTTTTTCAAGAAGAAGCCCCCAAAGGAGATACAGGAATTTTTCCAGAGGGCGGCTGATTTCTTAATCGGGCAGGTAGGCCGGGAAAATATCGTGTCGGCAGTGGTACACATGGACGAGAAAACACCCCACCTGCATTTGACCTTTGTCCCGCTGACAGAGGACAACCGCCTGTGTGCAAAGGAGATTATCGGCAACCGGGCAAACCTGACAAAGTGGCAGGACGATTTTCACGCCTATATGGTGGAGAAATATCCTGACTTGGAGCGTGGGGAAAGTGCCAGCAAGACAGGCAGGAAGCATATCCCCACCCGTCTGTTCAAGCAGGCGGTCAATCTATCCAAACAGGCAAGAGCCATTGAAGCCACGCTGGACGGCATTAACCCGCTGAATGCCGGAAAGAAAAAAGAGGAAGCCCTCTCCATGCTGAAAAAGTGGTTCCCGCAGATGGAGAATTTCTCCGGGCAACTGAAAAAATACAAGGTCACAATCAATGACCTGTTAGCGGAAAATGAAAAGCTGGAAGCAAGGGCAAAGGCCAGCGAACAGGGCAAGATGAAAGATACGATGGAACGGGCGAAGCTGAAAAGCGAGCTGGACAATATGCAAAGGCTGGTTGACCGTATCCCGCCGGATATACTGGCGGAACTGAAACGGCAGCAGCGGCAGCATGGAAAGGAAAGGTGATTTTATAAGTACCACTATCAGATACAAAAAGGAAACGGAAGTCGTGACTTTTCAAGGCAGGGAAATCACGCTGGAAAACCTCTCCCCGGTGTTCACGCCGGAGCAGGAAGCGGCCAAACGCCGGGAACTGGAGCAGCAGCTTTATGAGGTGTTCCGCAAATATGCCGATAAACGGCAGAAAGAGGAAGCCGGGGCATAATTCCCGAAGCCACCGTTGATTTGCGGGGCTGCTGGCGGTATAATAAAACTGTCAGCAGCTCCGTTTCTTTTTTAAGAAAAGGAGCGACAAAATGAATAACAGAATAGACGCAATCTATGCAAGACAATCGGTGGACAAAAAGGACAGCATTTCCATTGAAAGCCAGATTGAATTTTGCAAATACGAGTTGAAAGGCGGTAACTGCAAGGAATACACAGACAAGGGGTACAGCGGCAAGAACACAGACCGTCCGAAGTTTCAAGAACTGGTGCGGGACATCAAGCGGGGCTTGATTGCAAAAGTCGTGGTTTACAAGCTCGACCGTATCAGCCGTTCCATTCTGGACTTTGCCAACATGATGGAGCTGTTCCAACAGTACAATGTAGAGTTTGTGTCCTCTACGGAGAAGTTTGACACCTCCACGCCGATGGGGCGGGCGATGCTGAATATCTGTATCGTGTTCGCCCAGCTTGAAAGGGAAACGATACAGAAGCGGGTGACGGACGCTTATTATTCCCGCAGCCAGCGAGGGTTTAAGATGGGTGGAAAAGCCCCTTACGGCTTCCATACAGAGCCAATCAAGATGGACGGTATCAACACAAAGAAGCTGGTGGTAAACCCAGACGAAGCGGCAAATATCCGGCTGATGTTCGAGATGTATGCCCAGCCCACAACCTCCTACGGGGACATTACCCGGCACTTTGCCGAACAGGGAATTTTATTCAACGGCAAGGAACTAATACGCCCCACGCTGGCGCAGATGTTACGCAATCCTGTCTATGTGCAGGCAGACCTTGATGTGTACGAATTTTTCAAAAGTCAAGGGACAATCATTGTCAATGACGCTGCCGATTTTACCGGCATGAATGGCTGCTATCTGTATCAAGGTCGGGATGTGAAGCCCAGCAAAAAGAACGATTTGAAAGACCAAATGCTGGTGCTGGCTCCCCATGATGGCATTGTTCCCTCCGACATCTGGCTGACTTGCCGCAAGAAGCTGATGAACAACATGAAAATCCAGTCTGCCCGGAAAGCCACCCATACATGGCTGGCGGGAAAAATCAAGTGCGGAAACTGCGGGTATGCCCTTATGAGCATTAACAATCCTGTGGGAAAGCAATATCTCCGCTGCACAAAGCGGCTGGACAATAAAAGCTGTGCCGGGTGCGGGAAAATCATCACTTCGGAGCTGGAAGCGGTTGTTTACCAGCAGATGGTGAAGAAGCTGGCAAGCTACAAGACGCTGACAGGCAGAAAGAAAGCGGCAAAGGCAAACCCGAAAATCGCCGCCCTGCAAGTGGAGCTTGCCCATGTGGACGGCGAGATTGAAAAACTGGTGGACAGTCTGACGGGCGCAAACAATGTGCTGCTCTCCTATGTGAATGTGAAGATAGCGGAACTGGACGGGCGCAAACAGGAACTCGTGAAGCAGATAGCCGAGTTGACGGTGGAAGCCATCAGCCCGGAACAGGTCAATCAGATTTCCGGCTACCTCGACACATGGGACAATGTATCCTTTGACGACAAGCGGCGGGTGGTGGATTTGATGATTACCACCGTTGCCGCTACAAGCGACAGCTTGAACATCACATGGAAAATCTGACGGGCGGCACACCTCCCGTCAGACCGTTACCCTGTGTAGTCCCTTGTAAACTGTACTTTGGCGTAGTATAAGTATACGGAACTGCTTTCATCGCTTTGTTGGAACTGTCCAAAACCGGAAGCCACATTTCGTGCGAAATGCCCTCAATGGTAACGGTAGTGTATACCATGAAGCCTGTGATCGGGTCATAGACATAGGGCAGGCCGTTGAACTTTTTGACCTCGTAACTTGCCGCAGGATAGAGCTTTTTCACTTCCGCCCATGCATAGGCCCAGCTCACATATTTCAACTCTGTGTTGCCGGATTTCTTGACTTCCAGATGATCCTTGAAATCCACGGCAGATAATTTTACAAACGGATTATCGGTTACCATAAAGATACCTCCATGAAAAAAGACGGCAGGAAAATCACTTCCTGCCGCCATAAACCACAAATTTATGCCGCATGAACAATGGTGAACCTGCGGCTGCTCACATTTTTGCTGTACTGGTTGAAGATGTCCGGCTGTTCTTTCCGAAGCCTCTGGGAATCCACCCGCTTACTTTCGGAGGACACCCAAGACACCTTATAACCGGGAGCCGTTCCATACGCTGCATCCTGCATTTCCAGCTTGACCTGCTGCTCAATGGCGGTTTTCTCCTGCTCCAACTGCTCGATCTGACTGGAAAGCTCCTGCCGCTTGTCCAGCAGACCACGCAAAGAGGTCAGGTCTGCATTTTTGTCACGATTGTCAACCTCATACAGTTGGTTGATCTGCTGGGTGTCACCCTCACTGCCGTTCGGTGCAGGCGGAATCTGGGGCACAACATAGCGTGTCCAGAAAAGTTCCTCCTTGTCGATAAGGTCAGCAAGCACCTGCTTATCAGTAACAATTTTGTGGATGATAAGCTCTTTTCCCAGAATCAGAGCTGCCACATACCAGCAGTCGAAGCCACTGACAACGAGATAATGGTCAACCCGTGCCAGATAATGCGCCGGAATCTTGCCGTTGGCCCACTTGTCCGCAGAGAACGGAGAAACCGTTTTACACTCCAAGCCAGCCTTCTGCCCGACGATCAGGCGGTCGAAATCAGCGAGAAGCAACGGATGCTCTTCACTCTGGTAGATGGCATTTGCCCTGCGGGCTTTCAGCCCGGTTTCCTCCGAGAATCGTTGCGCCACATAGTCCTCCAAGTCACGCCCCTGCCGCATGGCCTCATTGTCGATGTCCTCAATGGTATCGCTGATTTTGTCGTGGTAGACCTGAAATGCGGAGCGATAGGGATTCACGCCCAGAATCGCACCGGCATCCGTTCCGGTGATGCCGCATTTGCGGTAGCGAAGCCAATCTTCTTTGCTCAAATTCAGTGTAGATACAAGACGTTTCATGCAATATTCAACCTCTCTTTCATGTGTTCGTCTGCAATGGAGAAATCGTATTCCACCAAGTCTTTCAGAATCGTGGAAAACTCACCTACCAAGGTGCGATTATCGTCCAGCCACAGAGCATACAGAAAATCCAAGATATTCCGCTGCACCCGCAGATGGTTCCAATAGCGTTCGTCCAGCTTGTTTTCGCTGGCAAGGTCGATCAGCGCACTTGCAATGGTGCTCTTGATTGTAATTTCGTAAGCCAGAGAAACCCGCATCTCAGGTGGAACACTTTCGGTTTCTTTCAGGAACTCAGAAAATTCGTAGAAAATGCGGTTGTTTACATCGTTCATAGAAACCTCCTTTATGCTGCGGCCAGCACCATCTTATAGGCGCGGTCAATCATGGGATTTCCCTCTGCGGTACGCAGGAACAGATTCTCGTTGTAGTTCCGGGTCTTACGGATGGGATCTGCATGGGTGGCAAAGTCCGATACGGCATTGACAAACCGCCAACCATTCTTGCCGACCCAGGACAGGTCAGGAGCATTGTAATAGCGGGCCTTCAAATCTTCCTGCAAACGCAGGTTATTCTTCCGCTGGCCATCGGACAAATCCTCTGTAATCGGGAAAAACTCATTGATGAACTCCTGCACCTTGCGGTCAGACAGTTTGATGTTGGTCAGGTCATAGATTCCCTTTCCAAGTTCTGCCATGTAGCTGTTGGCAAGCTGCAAAGTTTCGCGGGCATCCTGCACCCGGAGCAGGACGTTTTCGGTGTGCTTTGCCGTCCAGATACGCTTTGCAGAACCGAGAGCCAAATTCAGGGTGTTCTGGCAGACCACCCGAACAGGGGTCATTGCGACCTTGACACCAGAACTGCCATCATGGCTGTTGAAGAACACAAGATATGGGGTCACTTCGTCTCCGGCAATGATGTACTTTTCAGGCAGCTTTGCCAGCATCCAAACCTTCTTGCCACCCTGCAAGGAGCCTGCGGTTTCGTAGGTAACACCCTCGCCCAGCAGATCGTCGGTGAACTGGAATGCTTCCTCGTTCTGCACGATGCGATAGCGGTCAGACACCACGCCGAGAACGGCATCATCGGTACTGCGGACATTGGCACGATAGCCGGAGATCACAGCTCCGTTGCCAGAGTAGATGTTACGACTCTCGACCTGCCAATCCAGGCCAGCCAGTTCCAAGGCTTCACGGCTTGCAGGGGCTTCCATAACGATGCGGCCAAGGCCATGCCAAGGGGTCTCACGGACAGAAAACATGATTTCAACATTTGCAGGCATAATAAGTTCCTCCTGTTTTTGATGGATAATTATTTCTTTTCGAGTTGATGTGCGGTCCAGATGATGAGTGCAGCAGCGGCCTTTCCGATTGCTTTTGCTGCCTCAAAGGATACTTTTGCGATGATCTCAGCCATTGGTATTACCTCCCATTTTTCAGTAAAATAAATGACCTGAGGACAGTGCGAAACTTTTCCTCAGGTCTTTTCAATAAGATAATATATAAATAAAATCCTACGAAATACGCTTTAATTCGTGCCGAGTGTGTCAGTTGTGTCAGAAGTTCATAACAAACTTTTTATATCATCATCATCCATATTTTCCCATTTTTTCTTTACTTTTCTCTTGTTTTTAACAGAAGCGATAGTCTGATAAAAGTATAATAAAGTTTTCTTGAAAACACTGACACACTCGACACAACCGGCACACTCCCTTACGGATGAATTTTCGAGCGGATTCCTACTACTACGGTGAGATCAGTCCAATCCCTTCTATGGATTTTCTGGTTCCGCGAAGCCTTGAACGCTTTGGCATCTTCAAATGGAATCACGAAGCGAGCCAGCTCCATAAAGCCGTCCATCGTACAAGATGTCATATTGATGCCTTTTACCTCGGACAGTTGGAAATCCAGTACCCACCGAAATTCCTCATTGCTTACAGGCGTGATCTGTGCTACACAGCTGTTAATAAGTTCCCTGCTGACATCCGTTTTGGCCGCTTTCTGCCACTCGTCCAGCTTCTGGGAAATCAGCTTCATATCAATACTCCCACTGCGTTCATCCTCCTGTTCGATGCTCTCATACTGGGATTGTAACTCGGCGATCTGCTCGTCCAGTCCCTTGCGGCGTTCCATCAGCTCCTGCTTCGTGATAACTCCGTCAGCACACAGGTCAATATACCTGTCCAGCCGTTCTTTTTGTTTGGCGATGCTGTTTTCCAGCATTGCCTTTCTGGAAATACGCACAGTCTTTTCCTCTGCCATGCAGCGGTTCAGAATCCGGTATACCTCTTTGACGGTCTTACCTTTATCAAACGTCAGATTCTGGAATACCTTAGATGCCATTAGATTCAGCTTCCATTCACTGATGGCTTTGATTTGGCAGCTGATCCCCAAATCCAGACCATGTTCCTGTAAGTAGCTGATGCTTGGCCTGCGTGTACGGCGGTAGCACTGAAACCCGTGAACAACTGCCCCGTCACGGTTTACTCTCCATTTGAACTGGATAAAGCCCGCTCCACAGCTACACCGCAGCTTTGCTGTCCAGACAGATTTTGGCGTATTACGCATATATTTGTGCTTTTTGGCGTTCTCATCGATGACCCGTGCAGACCGTGCCAGCAGAATCTGTTGGCATCTGTCCCACATCTCTTCTGATACCAACGGCTCAAAATCCCCTTTCACATAGACGTAGCTGCTCTCGTCCAGATTTTTCACACGTTTCTGCGTCAGATAGCCGTCACTGTGGGATTTGTTATAGCAGATGCAGCCTTTGTAGGTTGCATTGTGCAAAACACGGCTCACTTTGGAAGCGTCCCATGATACATGACCGCCTGCATCCAGTCGTCCCAACCGATATAACTCGTTTACGATTTTAGTAAGCCCTTTTTCGCCATCCGAATACATCTGGAAAATCAGCCTCACAGTTTCGGCCTGATCCGGGTCCGGAATGTAGGTTCCGTTCTCCCTGCGGTATCCCAAAATGTTTCCGCTGCCATACAAAACGTGTTTTTCCCGGCTGATTTTCTGCCCAGCCTTTACTCGCTCTGAAATCTTCCGGCTTTCATCCTGCGCCATAGAGGACATGATCGTCAGACGGAGTTCTCCATCGTTGGTTGCCGTATTGATGCCGTCATTGATGAAAAACACATTGACCCCCATTGCCTTCAGTTCACGGGTATAGGACAGAGCATCCACCGTATTTCGTGCAAAACGGCTTACTTCTCTTGTAATAATCAGGTCGAATTTACCTTTTCTGGCATCCTCCATCATACGTAGGAACTCCGGCCTTTTCTGCGCCTGCGTTCCTGTGATGCCCTGATCCACATAGACCTCTGTAATTTCCCAGTCGGAATGGCGTGAAGCTTCGATTTTATACCATTCCAGCTGGTTTTCCAGTGCATTGATCTGTGCCTCGTGTTCTGTTGAAACACGCGCATACACTACAGCTCTCATACATACCTCCGTTGATTTTATGCTTTTTCAGGCAAAAAGAAAGGCTCTGATGGAAAATCCTCCATCAGAGCCTTTCGCTGCGGTTTACGAAGCCTTTGCAGGCGGTTCCTCTTCCTCCTGCTCATGCTTCATTTGAAGGAAGTTCTGATATGTAGGGTTGTTGATATATCCCCCTGCAAAGAGAGCCTCAATCAGATAGTAGGACATTGCCTTGTCGTCAACCTCCAGCATTTGTGACACCTCCTGTTCGTTGTTATGCTTGGATTCGGTGATATAACATATCATCGAAAATTTCAGCATTACGGAAGAAGCCGAATGCCCTTGAATGCTGATACAGGATTCGTGTATATCGTCATACCGCTGTTCGGACACCGCGAACGATGATGCTCCAGACCAAGCTTTTCCAAGGTTTCCCTGAAATCTGATTGGCTGCATGCCCATTCGTCCTTCTCCTTGCAGTAGCCAAGATAAGCATTGTACAAGTCTTCCAGTGATGTGGATACACTCGGATCACACCTTTCACAGCATTCCTCTACAAATGGCTTCACGCTCCTGCTGTAAGAGTCCTTCGTCGAACATTTTGCCCGGTCCACCTGCGGAATTTCAGGAAATCTGTAGTTTAACTCCACCAGTTTCTGAGCATACCGCAGTGCCTTTGTGACAATGGCATTTCGTTCCTTCCAGATTTTTTCCTCAAGATTCGGGTCCTGCTGGTCATCTGGAATGGATGTGTCGAACGGGAGATAAACGATACGTTTGAGCAGAGCATCGTCCTCGCCTTCGATGCAAGGAGGATGGTTGCTGGCAAAGACGAACTTGATTCGCCTCGTAAGCACCACAGAACTAAGGTATTTGCGTTGAACATCGATTGAGTCACCTCCTGTGATCTGTTTAAGGCGGGAAATGGCCTCCGCATTGAGCTTTGTGTTTGGCATATCAAGCTCAAAATTGATAACGGAACTGAGTAAGGGCATCAGCGCAAACGTTCCCTTCATCTCACTGAGCCGCAGGTTACTGACTGACTCCTTAGGATAAAGCCGCTGAATAAAGTTTCCCAAAACACTCTTGCCGCTATCTCTGGCATAGCCCATGAGGATGAAGAATTTTCCACGAGCCGGATAGATAAACAGATAGCCGATTGCCATCCAGAATCGTTCCAGAAGCTGCGGGTTTCCATGTGTGATCTGCCACAGAAAACGGTCAAATACCGGGCATTTTGCCTGTGGATCGTATTTGGCCTTGATGCAGGTAAATGTCAGCTGATCCGGACTATGTGGATACAGTTTTTCCTCTCCAAGGACGAAAATGCCGTTCTTCAGTGGTGCATAAATCGGCTCACCTTTCGGCTCCTCGCGCTGGATTTCCGGATCGGTAGCACAGCACTGATAAAGGTCTTTATGCCCATACAGACTCGATTCGTGGTTAAGGTCGTAGTCCACATACTCGCGGTACAGCATTAACAATCGATCTGTGTCCAGATATTCGTAATAACGCCCATTGAAGAAGTAGAGTGCGCCATGGTAAGAGATGATCGAGACCTTCTTTTGGAGTTCCCTTGTCATTCCCACAAGAGACTGTGTTTTGGGTCCCTTTTTGACAATTGGTTCTTCAGGAGAGGGCGGAGCAGGCTGATTTTGAAGTTTCATCCCGATCTCCAGCAGTTCTTCAAAACTAGGGTTGTTCGGTGCTGCAACAGAGCGTGCATCGTAATCTTCCGTTGGATTCGGGAACGAACTTTTGTCGATGGCGAGTGCCAACTTTTTCTCCGCTCGTTTTTTCTTAAATCTTTCAAGTTTTTCTTGTTTTGCATCAAGATGTGCTTGTGGATTGCACATTCCAAACGCTACCTGCTTCTCAGTCAAAGAAGGGATTTCATCAAAAGGTTGCGCTTTGGACAGCTCTTGAGAAAAATCTTTTCCCTCAGCTGATTCTGCAAGGATTAAACTATCTGTCGGTTGTGCCTGTTTATGGCGCATTGTGTTAAGTCTATCCTCGATTTTAGATTTGCTCATGGCTAGTTTCCTCCACGCTGCCTTTCTTGAAGTAGCACTGTTCCACCAGATTTTGGACGGGGTTTTCTTGACCCCAACCACCACTCATAATTAGGTAATCGATCCGTGTCAAACCATTGGGTCGATTGATATTCGTCCAAAGATAGCCAAAATCATTGTTCCAGACATGGACCATGATTTTGTACTCAGCATCAGGTTTGATGTCTTTAAAGGAATCTGTAATGACTGGCGATTTCATTGACCCACCCTGAATAAAAACGCTGCCAATGATTTGATCGTTTTCATCATCGGTGTAGGTACTAAACGTAATCGGGCACAGATTTATCCCCTCTTTTTCAGTCCAGTAGCAATCTGCAAGGACTTCTTTGCCAACTAGAACTCTGGCTTGGATTCCTTTGATTACGCTGCTTTCTCCATCACCGCAGATGAACATTCCCTCCTTCGTTCGTGCAAAGGTGATGTATCCTTTTTTGCCTTTTAGACTCTTATTGTGAAACTTATCGTGGGTGTCCGCCATGTCTTCCTGCACTTCTGTTAATTCCTGCATAGCGTTGATGTTCTTGATTTGTGTCATAATATGACCTCCATATAATTTATATTGCCTTTGGACTTATCCCTTGGGCCTGGCTGTATGATATCACGTCACGCATTCACAGCGTTAGGATTTGCGTTCAGAAAATCATCATAGTTTCGTTTGATTTTCGGGATAAAATTATTAAATTTTTATTAACATTCTCACTACCGATGTTGATTGATGTTGAAAATTCTCTTCCAAACAGAAAAATCCACGGAGAAAAGTAAAATCATTTCCTTTCTCCGTGGATTTTGTTATTTAGAAGCTTTTCATTTCCGCCTTAATGCGTGCGTATTCTATTTCTATCTTATTTCCAACATTGTCTATTTGCTTGCTTTCCTCATTCTTCAAAAGTTTTTTCATTTCATCATCTAGCTGCCTAATAGCACTCTC